TATATATGCATTTAATAGTTTTTCAGTAAACGCACTTACTATCATTCCAAATTTCTGAGAATCGGTTGCTTCATTAGGCAATTTCTTTTTGATACTTTCAACTGCTATTGCTTCTAGACGGTGTACCATCTGTAGAGCTGCCTCTTCCGATGGTGTCATTTTATCAATAGTTCCCCAATTTACATTTGATTTTACCTTATATTGTGTTGGTAAAAAATCTGCATATTGAGTTGCACTCATATCAATAACATCAAATTTAGGATCTAGTTTCTTTGCTTCTTCTGATAACTCTACTATTTTCTTACATGCTTCTCTTCTATCAATTTTTGCTAGTGAATCATCTTTAAGAAATCCCCATTCTAGTTTTAGTTTTGTCATTATTTCTAATAGTTGTTTAGTCATTGATTTAATATATATTTCCCTATATATAAACGTATTAAAAAAAAGGAAGTAGTGCCTATTCAGCAGCTACAAGATCGAAATAAGGCATACCTGAACCTTTTGGCTTTACCTTATCTTTAGGGCATCTCACTTTGAAATGTTCCCCACCTTCAAGAGCCTTCCTAAAATCTTCATCATTTAACTTGGATACGATTGCTCGTCTAGTCGTATGTATCTTTTTTACCTCTGTACCATCTTCTTTTTTCCAAGTCTCTTCTGTTGAAATCTTTACTCCCGCAGTTTCTTCACCGTCTTTTGTGTATGGTGAATCTTCTACATTGAGAATGGTGAATGTTTTATCACCGATTTCAGATAGATTTATAGAATCTCCTGTTTTTTGTCCGAAGTCATTAAAACTAGTCATTGGTGTTGGTAAGTTAAACTATAATATAAACCTTTACTGTAAAGACTTATATATATGATATTTAATATTATAGATATGGCAAGACCACAAAATGTAAACAGGGTTTCAACACCAATAAGTATTTTGAAATCACAAAAGCTAAGATTAAGAAAGTATGCACAACCCGATATAAAAAGAAAAGGTAATGAAAGCGATGCCGTAGTACTGGAAAGAATATTAAGAGAATATGAATCTCATCATCCAGCTAACTGTGATCCAAAACCAACTTATGTTAAAGCTTAATTAGCTAATTCCATTTCTTTTAATCTTTTTTCTTGATCTTCGTCAGTCATACCATGCCAAACTTTTCTACAGACTGGTGAATCAAAAAATATTTTTTCTCTACCTTTATAACGTGACGGTAATTCCCTGTTGCAAGGGCATTTACAACGTCTAATTTTTTCCCTTCGCTTCATCCTCTTCATGTCCCGTATCTTTATGTTGTCTAGCAATCTCTTCATCAATTCTATCAGATACGGACTTTTCTTCATTTATTGGATTATAGATAGGATTGTGAACACCAGTTGTACTTGTGGTAGTACCAGCTGGACTTACGTTTTTTCTTAACAATGCCTGTCTTACTTCCCATGATAAATTTCCCCAATTTTGTTTATTGTAGAATGGTGGTAAATGATGATCCTTTAAAATCTCTACTCGAACCACATTGGTCATAGTATCCCAATGACGATCACCAATTAATTCTGATTTTTTAAAAACATGATTTTTTGTAACTGGGTAATGTCTGCCTTCTGACAGAATATTAGCTATGTTACCTTCAATTCCCATGATAACACCTGATTTTGCATATTGAGCAAAAACTACTTCATCTCTTGGTTTAAATATAGATTTAATTAAATCAAAACGAGTTTTATACATCTTTTGAGCTTCTTTGGTATTATGCTCTTTTTCACCCCTTAGACTTGGCATTGGACTTCTGGTATTTTTCTCTTGATCTTCCCCAGCATCAACTCGCATTTTTTTACCACCTATAGTAATCCACTGTTCAACATCTTTATCTCCTATAGGATTATCATCATCATCATCAGGCATAATTAAATTATATATACTAGGTATTTAAATATATTGGTATTATGGTATAACAGGAAACAAGTCTGGTACATCCTGTATAAAATCAGCCTTTTGTTGTCCAAACGCTACTAAAGCAAGGCTATCTGAGTAATCATCTGCATGTTCACTACGGACTTTAGGCTGTTGATCCTTAAATTTGCCATGATCCCAGTACATATATTGAAGTTGTTCAGCCATTTTATCCATGTGATACTCTTCCAATAAGGATAATTTTATGAATCTTTCTTCAAATAATCGTTCTAAATTAACAAATAGGTCTGTTTTATCCGATTTAAAGTTAATACCATATATATTAATAGTAGGATCTATCTCATTCAATAAATCCATTAAGGTATCACCAATACCAGTTTCATCAATATATACCCTTCTCAATCCATAAATTCTATTAAACTCTTTTAGTTTTCTAGCAAGTGCTGGTTGTTCTGTTGTTAGTTCGGTATATATCTCTACAGGGTAAACAACACCGTTTAAAACTCCCGCAATAGTGATAACGGTTTCATCTGCTCCCTTACCACTGGTATCTACACCAGCCTCATAATATTCAAATTGTGGTCGTTCTTTTAGTGGTTGTAATGCTTCTTGGAGTAGGTTATAAGGTATGAGTGAATTACCACCATCAAGAAACTCTCCATATAATTCTTGCCTTTCACTTGCTTTTGTAGTACCACCTATGAGTTTAAGTACCTGTGGATCAGAAGCTGCCATTGGGTTATCAAATGTAGTAACATGAAATTGAGTCCAAGGATATTTTTCTTTATTATCCTGTAAATGTCTAGCCTTACCATGCTCATATATAGTGTGTGATTGCATACAGGATTTAAAGAACTGTCCCGCTTTTCCTTTAGGCGTAGAGGTCAATAAGATATGAGGTCTTGTGGTTACTGTAGAAGGTAAAAATGCGTTATATACCACTTCAGGTATATACGCAGCTTCGTCTAGTATGGCAAAATGTACGGTAAATCCTCTTAGTGAATCACCAGTATCTCCTATAGGTCTAACTATGAAATTAGTTCTACCAGTTCCATCATACCATTCTAATGTAATTTCTGTTTTAATTTCTCTAGTAATTTTCTTGTTAAGTGTAGGACTCATGTGTAAAAATTCTGAAATCTTGGATAAGATTAAATGTGCCTGATCTTTTGATAGAGAAGCTATTACTACATTAGCCACACCAGTTTCTATATTACTTGCAAAGAGTGGAGCAAAATAGGCAAAATGTATAGCTTTAATACCAGCATTGGTTGATTTACCTACCTGTCTGCCCGTTCTATATACTATAAACCTATCATAACAATCTAAAAATACCTTATTGTAATCAAATACCTTAAATCCTGTAAACATATTAATAAAATGAGAACATGATTTTGCACATTTTACTAGTTCTTCCGCATATATGACAGGATCTTCTATTCTATCAATAGCTGGTAATTGTCTAAGACTCATCTAAACTTTCCTTGGTCAATTTAACAGTTCTTGCTATCTCATGTATCTGATCTTGAGATAGGGTTTTCTTTTCAGTTACTTCAACTGTTTCTCTTTTGGTTTTAATCTCACTAATTACCTTACCCAAATTTGTTAATGAATTTATACGCTTGGTAATTTCAGGATTCAACTCACCTTTTTGATCTTCCAAAGTCTCAAAGAACATCAATTTTTCAAAGTTATTATGAAACTCTGCTTCCATCAATTCAAGTGTTCTACCCCCCACTTTGTCTATAAGTTTAGCAATATCCTTTCTAATAATACATAAAGAATTTTTCTTATATTTAGGACATATACCATTACCACCTACCTCTTCTGGTCTGAATGGGCATCCATTACATTCAGGTGGTAAGTTTCTAGCATATTTTAAATCTTTAAAATTAGTTGGTTTGTGTGGTAACGTTCTTTTATCAATCACTAGTTCTTTTCCCCCAGTTATTAGGTCGGTTTTCTCAATTAAATCAACCATATATATAAAAATTAATTCATAGTATTTAAAGCTTGTTGTTGTTCTATGAGCACAAGTTTGGTCATTAATGCATCGTCATAATCTGCAAGTTTAACTATATGTGCTCTTACCTTACCATCCCATGATACAAGAAGAATAACTCCTTGTTCAATCTTTTGACCAGTACAAAACTCCCACATCTTACCGTATGCACATAATTGAATAAAGTAATCTTTCTTATTACATTCTGATTTACTTTTAGGTTTTCTACTGTTCTTATAGTCTATTATACTAAGTACTTTGTCATACTCTGCTATACAATCAGTAGTTCCCGCAAGTTGTAATTCATCTGAATATATCTGAGATTCTACACCTTGTATAATATTTACATGTTCATCTAAATGTTCTGATAATGGCTTCCATAATGAATACATATCTACTGAATATTCAGGTTTAAGTAAAACATAAGGTGTTTGGTTATTTATATATTCTTCTGCCATCTTGTGTAATTCAGTACCTACAGCCATAGATTCTTCCCCAATTTCCTTACATCTAATTTCTGCTTCAGCTTCAGTTATCCCCTCTTTTCTTGCTACACTAGCTACCCAATGAGGATACCATTCTTTAGTATCTAATAGTTTTAAGACAGTTGTTATACTTGGGTATCTTTTCTTATCATTTGTTATATAATAATGACCTGTTTCATCATGGTCTGTTTTAGCAAAAGGTCTAATTACCTTTATTTCCTTATGTGTAAACATTGGAGTATTTTAGTTTTTCCTATATTTAAGTCTATGTTTCTGCTTTGTTTTTATTCATATTTGCTATAGTTGAACTCATGGCAGTTCTCTCAAATTTCTGCCATTCAAGATT